ATCTGTAAGTTGTACAGGTTCTATTGTAGCAGCCAATTCCTTACTATCGTTAAACGCAAGTATAAACTTACCTGCATTAGAACTCCCACTAAACTTATTGTAGATAGCCCTTTCGATTTCATCTCTCTGCTCCTTATCTGGCACTCCATTATTGAAGTTGATAAGCATAGAAGGTGCAAGACCATTCTGAATGTTATTGATGTGATAGTTTGCAATTTCTTCTTCAAGCTCTGCATACTGTAAACCCCCTTGATAATCTACAGGAGAATAGTAATAAAATCCTGCTCTATAAGGTCTGATATATAGAATCTCTATACCTTGATTAGAAGTGCCGAAAGCAGGAATACGCTTTGGCTTATCGCTTGGCTTGATGCTTGACCAGTCAGAAGAATAGTAATAACCTTTAATCTCACCATCATTAGAAGCCTTCTCAGCTCTTAACGTTTCGATTGGCATATGTGCCACCTGAACAATTTTACTTCTGTCTTTACTGTAGATTACTTGAACTGCGGCTTGACCCATCATTTTGTAATCGTAGCAAACCTTTTTCATACAGTCCTTCTTGAATAGCTGTTTCATCTCAGCATACTCAGTAGGTTTTGCTTCACTATCAGTAGCATCCAATCCCTTACCGTATATCATCTCTGATATACCGTTTATTGAAGCGTTGTTAGTTGGTGAACCATTGTATCTATCTATAAGATATTCAAAATAGTCATTTTCGTCTCCGTAATCAACCCATTCATTCCTCCCAGTTTCGCTTACTTCTGGTCTGCTGTAAGAAGATAAACCTATAACATGAATAGATTGTTCTACCTTCTTTACTATCGAATTGACATTGGCTCTGTTTCTTGCCATTTTTATTGCTTTATTCTTACTCATTATATAATTACGAAGTCGTTATCATAACTATCTTCTTCTACATACTCTCCACTGTTGGCAAAATACTTATCTAGATTGCTTTGGTCGGTGCAGAATATCAAACCTCTATATATCTCCGTAGAGCCGTCTTTTACCCTAAAGGTATACTGATTACCCTCTTTGAGTGAGAAAGTGCCTGTAAGCACCATGTAATCGCCTTCTGAGGTCTTTGAGACGCTTACTGTAGATGTAGTTCTTGTAGATTTATCTGTTAGGGATAAAGTTGGGGAACTGGCATCTGCTCTCGGTACAATCTTGAGTGATTGATTTGATGTCGAAGTTGTTAGAATCTCCATACTAAAGTAACGTGAAACTATGATTTTGTTTTATATAATAAAAAAGAGGGCATAAAGCCCTCTCTTATTGACACCATATGTAAGTGTTCTTACGGTGTTCTTTGTGTTCCTGGAGTCTCTGTAGCACTCGCCATTCCTTCGAATGGATTAGCAGCAGTAGCACCATTTACAAAGTTAGGCATAGTAACCTCATTTGCAGTTAGAGTTAAAGTATACCCTTGAAGGTCTCCCATTGCAGTACCAGTTACCATAGTACCACCAGTTACCTCAGCTCCATGTTCTCTACCAACAAGAATAACGCTTCCATCAAAAGTTTCGACAAACACATGAGGTCTGCCAAAAGCCATTAATTTAAGTTCTTTGTTATCTTCTTTGGTTAGTTTGTGGAGTGTTAAATTTACTACTTGCTCAAAGAATGTAGTACCATTCTCCAAGGAAGTTGTAATGTTCGTTTCTAAGGAAGAATTACCCTTGACATCGTATGTATAGTAAGTAAAAGTACCACCCATATCGGTAACTTCATCATCAACTAAGGTTACATCTCCTAAGTTTCCGAAGTCTACGAAGTGAATCTTTTTTATACCTCCTACAGCATCTTTACAGGGTTTCGCTCTCCCACCAGTTAAAGCACAGCTCATTTCTTATATTGTTTTAATGAAAAAAGGGTAGGTAGGCACTCGGCTCACCCACCCCTGTTTCTTGGTTAATTATCTATTAGATAGAGTAAAGTACGATATCACCTCCGATAGCGTGTTGAATACCTGCGGTAAATCTCATAACGACTCTTACGTTTTGAGAACCATCGATATCAGCCATATCAATAACTTTTACCTCATTGATGTCAGATAGAAGTCCAGTTCCAAAGAACAAGTTAGACTTCTCAGCAGCAACCATTTTGTTACTTGCCAATCCTTGTGCCAACTCTACGTTGATACCATCAAATGTCAAAGCACCTCCGTTGAACCATTGAGTACCTTTGTTGTCAGTACCAGCAGCCCCGATGTTAGATGCAAATCCGCCCAAAGCTCTTACATAAGCTCTATATACGTTAGAAGCGACATAGATAGTCAAATCTTCTTTTCCATATACAGCAGAAGGAATTAAATCCGCAGTAGCACCAAGCTCTTGGATTACGTTAGAAGCAGTAATAGAAGTTTCAGATGTAGTAACATCGTTTACGTCTGAATCAGCTCCTAAAGTAGTAAGAAAACCATCAAATTCTCCTGCGGTTGCGTTAGTACCATTCCAGATATTTTGCTCTATTTTCTGAGCTACTTTATCAGCTACATGACCCAACAAAAAGTCAGAGAAGTTAGCAGGTAGATTAGAATGAGCTGAATATCCCATTGAGATAGCTTCCCAATCAGATACAAAGTCTTTCTTACATAATTGTAGGTTTACTTGAAATTCCTCTGGTTGAAGGATTCTTTCAGTTAAAGTCAAAGTTGAAGTAGCGTCAAAGTCGCAAGTCGCATCTTTTACGATAGCGTCTGTACCTACTTTTTTCATTACCTCTTTAAACTTGACGTTAGGTTTCACGGTGATTAGCTCGTTAGCTAATGTGTTACCACTTAGAAGGGCAGCAGAAATATATTTACCTGCGAACTCACCTGCATAAGTAGTAGTAATTGAAGTTGTAGTTGCCATTTTTATATTTAATTATTAGTTGTTAATTCTTTGAAATACTCTGTCTATTGTACTTACTCTGCCTTTAGGGGCGGTAAATTCCAATTTCTTAGCCTCACTCTCTGGGCTATGTTTGATTGGTTCAGCAGCAGGTTCAGCAGATAGTTCCTCTACTTGTTTAGAGAGTTCTTCTTTCTGACTCTTGTATTCCTGCATCTTACCCTTTACAGCTTCTTTAAGGGCATCTAATTCAGCTTTCATGGCAGAGATAGTTTCTTTGAAATCTTCCTCTTTAACATATCCTTCCATCAAATCTGTAGTTTCTTCTTCAACTGCAACTTCTTCCTCTAAGGGTTCTTCGTTCAGTTCTTCTTTTACTTCCTCAACAGCAGCTTCCTCACTCTCAGCAGCTACAACTTCCTCTTGGACTTCTTCTTCAAGAATGCCCTGAGCAAGTTCATCTTCTTTAGTAAGCAAAGACAACTTTTGAAGAATGTCATTCAAAATTGTTGTTGCTTTTGTACTCTCCATCTTTTTAAATTTATAATAAAATAACTGTGATTCTAAATAGTGTTAGATTTTTGCCTAATTAGCATCTTGACAATCACTACAATCATCATAAGCAATCGATGCTGAATTAATATGGATTCCTTCAGCGTGTGATGTACTTGTTATAGTGTAGCATTCGTTATGATTGTTTTCCAGAGTAAGATAATACACCTTCCCAACTGTTAAAGTATCATCATGTATATGAACATGGCGTGTGTGTGAATCAGAACAAGAGGTAACTAAATACCCATTCCAAACCCCAGTCAAAACTTCTTTAGTTATATTTCCTATTCCTTGAGCCTGTAAACTCCCATCACAACATTCTGTTGAGTAGCTTTTACCATCTGGGCATAGACATCCCCTCCTGTCGTTCTTAGGTGATGTTCTACTGTGGGTGAACTTCCTTCTTATCCTTCTCATGCCTTTCTTGATTTAGGGTGTTTTTTAGGGAGCAGGTCGTAATCAGTAGTATATTTTGGATTCTGCGGTCTACCGTTCTTTATCAAGTAGAGGTAAGCATTAACCCTTGCAAAAGCCCACTGAGAAGCTGACCTAACTTTAGGGCTATGAGATGTGTTAAAAGCTCCAAGACCACGCTGAAAAACAGAGGCAAGGACACCAGTAGTAACACCATAACCCAATTTACTCTTATACTTCTTGTTAAATTCATCAGATTTATTTTTTAATGTCGCTCTGTCTTTAGCAGAGACTTTAGCTCCTGTTTTGCCAGAAGCATCTCCCTTTGCAGTACCCTTACCTTTAGGATTCTTATTAGGGGTGTCAGACTTAGGTGCTTTAGGACTACCCTTAACAGTTCCCTTATCATCCACCTCAGCCATCTTTTCTTTTATCTCACCAAGCCCTTTTAACTTGCTTTTACTCCAAGAAAGTGCCGACAATCCGCCCCAAGCATCATACATTAACTTGCCACATCCATCAGAATAGCTCTTAGAAGCCTCTAAATCGCTTTTATGGCGAGAGAGGAAGGAGTACATCCTTTTTATCGTAGACACCGTTAGATTGCTTCTAGATGCCAACTGAGAGGCTCTACGTTTTCCTACAGCAGTTCCGCAAGAACCCCAACCATTCTCTTTGACATATTTCAATACCTTCTTAGCGTTATTCGATACAGATTCAGGATAATCGTTAAACGTCTTTAGTTCGTACTTTTTAGAATCAAGGAAGTCTTGTATTTCAAACAGAATCTCTGTAGCTTCGTTTTCGTTTATGTCGTTGTCCATCTTAGACATTTCGAGTTTATCAGTGAAGTACCCTTCAATAGAGAATCCTTTTACCAATCCTGTTTTAACATAGTTCTCCCAGACTTCATCATTGTTTACCTTCATTGACACCATCCAAGTACCTACTGGCATATCTAATCCATACTTTCTGCTTTTGTCATGGACTTCATCCTCTACAATCCAACTTTCGACTACAGTCAAGCCATTGAGTTCTGCTTCATGTTCCAATGTAGACTTATTCTGATTGCCTCTCATTAAGAATAGTTCACTTGCTTTTCTAACAGTATCGTCAGAGAAATAGATATAATATTCATCTTCCTCATCTGTACGGTAGATATTCTTATTAGGAACTAATGCCGCTCCCATTAGAATGCGTTTCTCTTTGTCTACCTCAGTTAGATTCACCTTGGTTTGCTCCTTTAGAGCTATGAAGTTTTCTTCTATTGCAGGTTTATCTACAATGGATATCGCTTCTATCCCAGATAATAAGGCATCTTCGTCAATAAGTAATTCTATAATTCTCATAATATATTGTTTATAATATAATCAAAATCCAACGATAGCTTTCTGTCTATCATCTTCTACGTTCTTCAATTCTATATCACTCCAAAGAACATTTACCACTTGTTCTGTTTGAGATTGACCGAGTGCCATTCC